ATATGAATCAAGAAGAACTTTACTCCCTTGGACTACTAAGCGGACTAAGCAATGCGGCCAATGGCGAAAACAGGATTGAAGTCAGAAGATCGGCCTACGGTGTAATTAAGTTCGTGGCAGAATCTCTTTCAGAGTTTGGAATCTTCAAAGATCTAGTCAGAAGCACTGGCAGATCCTCCCAGTGGTCCTCAATAACATGGGATCCTAAAGAGCTAAGTGGGTACCTTAACTCAGTAGAGTTGGGGATATTTAACTACCATCATTTCGCAATGGGATGCATTGACGCAGGATTCATCCTATCGGGGTGCTACTCGTCAGAGAGACCACATGTCAAGCTTGAGACCAATGATCAATTCAAAAAACCAATGGCAGAATTAATAGAGGGTAGTCTTGGCTCACTAGAATTGAGTGGTGAATACTTCGGAGTTGACGCTCTAGACCTGATGGGCCTAATTTATTCCAATGACTGCGATTACGCATACGGCAAGTCAGTCGAAGCTCTTGACAGGTGGAAGACTCAGATTGACGGAATAACAAACAATAAGAAGCCAAAGTTCTTTTTCTCAAGAACAAGGGAAGATGCCGTAGAGCCATTCAAGGCTAGGATATCAGACTCTGGATTCGACCTAACGCTACTGGAGAAAGCAAAGTCATTCGGAGACGTTGACCTATACTCTACAGGGATCAAGGCCTACCCAGCATATGGGTGGTACTTCATGCTAGTCCCGAGATCTTCAATCATTAAAAGCGGATACATGTTAGCAAACAACTGCGGCATCATTGACAGGTCTTACACAGGAGAGATTCTTGTGCCACTTGTCAAGGTTGACGCAAACGCACCAGATATAGAGCTGCCATGCAGGCTAGTCCAACTAATTCCACAGCCAATCATAGACTTTGACTTCAGAGAGACAGAAGACGAACTAGACTCCTCCAGGGGAGAAAAGGGATTCGGAAGCTCTGGACGTTAGGTTAAAATAAATATATCTTAATTAAACATTAGTTTAAAGCTATCATACCTTATGGCGTTCCGTATATACCTGCCAAAAGGAGTTTGCTGATGATAGACTGGGAAAACACAAGACTGCCCAATGACATGTCCAAGGAGGAGATGCTTGAGGCTATTTTTGAGATAGCCAGGGTTAAAGCCAAACAGCACTCAAGGCAAAACAAGGCCCTATTTCTATCAAGAGAAGACCTTGAGCAGGAGATAGCAATAAAATGCATCACAGCGCTCCCAAGCTTTGACGCATCAAAGTCATTCGGAGACAGGTATAAGCTATTCTTCTATAGGTGTGCAGACAATGTTGTAATAGATCTAAAGCGAAGATACGTGTGTTATCACAAGGTTCCATGCAAGAAATGTCCAGAGTTCGACAAGGCGGAGAAGAGACGTGGATGTCACGACTGCAAGAAATATACAAACAAGAATGACTGCAGTATGTGGAGAAAGTATGAAAAACTAAACCAGTCAAAATTCGCACTTGGAACCCTAATGGGAACAGTGGGCGGATCCTCCGACAAGACTGAAGACATGACCGAGACAAGAACAAAAGACGAGCCATGTTCCACATCCCAAGAAATAAAGCAGATAGACCTGGACGACTCAATAAGAGAGTCCGTTGGTAGCAAAGTTTTCTCAATATATGAGAAATTAGCTAGAAATAACTTTAATGTAAAGAAAATAACACAGTCAGAGCTCAGGACCCTAAGGTCCGCTATGGAGAGACTGTATGGAAAAGATGGTACAGAATGAAAAAGGGAAGATTCTCAGAGGACGAGAAAACGTTTGTAAAGCAGAACTACCTCCTCATGAGCGACAAGCAGATGGCGGAAATCCTAGATAGGGATAGGTCTGCAATAGTAAACTTCAGAAGGAGAAACTCTCTAGAGAAGCAGGGCAGGGCAACTGTAGCAGAGAACCTAGATTCTGGGCAGATGAGGGAGGAGTTCATCCAAGCTCTACCTGAAGAGAGCAAGAAGATAGAACTGCTGGCTGGAATAAGGGCAACGTCTGCGTTACAGAATGTAAAGTCTAGCCTCTCAAAAGAGGAAGTCCAGTTTTACGAGGATAGATACCTAGAGTTCATGCTAGACCCAACCATAGAGACAATGACTGCAACAGAGAAGGATGCTCTTCATAGAAAGACACTGGCAGAAATCAGAATGCACAGATTCATCGAAGACGAGAAGACGTTTCGAGACACTGGTCAGCCAAACAATAGATCAAGAGAGATAGCGGAGTGCCAGGATGCAATTTGGAAGTGTGAAAAGTCACTAAATGTAACGAGAGAGCAAAGGCTAAAGGATGGACAAGACCAGTCAATAACCTTTACCAATATAATAAAGGAATTAAACAACCCAATCCTGAGGCAGAAGCTTGGCTATGAAGCAGCAATGCTAAAATGGATGCAAGAGGTCTCCTACAACGAGTCGCTTGGAAACAAGATTGACGCTGGAAACGACGACTCGTATGACCTGGGAAAGAACTTCCTAAACAGAGATGATGCTAAAAAGTTCAGCGATGACTTCTTAGGAGAAAAGACCGATGAAGCAAAAAAATAAGATCGTAAAAAAAACTGGAACAGCAAAATCACTGAAGCATCCTAAGCCTACCTTCATAATAGACAGTAGGGAGAAGGAGCCATTCAAGTTTAGAGCTAGCGCCAGCCTTGAGGGAACAGAGGTAGCAAAGCTTGACGCAGGAGATTACGCAATCAAAGGTTTCGAGGACCTTATCTGCGTTGAGAGAAAACAGTCCGTAACAGAGCTTGCAGGAAACCTCGGAAAACACAGGGCAAGATTCGAGAGAGAGCTTGAGAGAATGCAGTCAGTATCACTAAAATACGTGGTAGTAGAGGACCACTGGGGGACACTACTAAACAACAAGACGATACGACATAGCAAGATGAGGCCAAAGGCCATATTCGAGTCTATAATTGCACTAGGAATAAGATACGGCGTGGGATTCATTTTCGCAGGAAATAAGAAGCAGGCGCAGACCATAACAAGAAGCCTACTGATAAGGGCTTACCGTGACAGAATGGATGGACTGGTATGATGAACAATAGCAATAAGGTCTTTAACCCAGACTATAGATGGATGCCCAATCTTCCAGAAGACGCCATGCTTAAGAATCCAATAGTAGGGATTCCAGAGCACTTGAAGGAGGACAACGAGCTAACTGAGTTCTTCAAACTGTCGTCGCCTGGGTACTCCCCAGCATTCGGCATAAAGTACATCATGAATGTAAACCTCCTAGATCATCAGCTGTCAATGATGCTTGCAATGCTGAAGTTCAAGTTCCCCATGCTTCTACTGTCACGTGGAGCTGGTAAGACGATGATGCTTGCAATATATGCAGTTTATCACGCAGTGATGTTCCCAGGGACTAGGATCATTCTTGTGTCTGCATCTTTTCGACAGGCAAAGCTGATCTTCAATGAGATTAAAACCATATACGACAATGCCCCCATACTTAGACAGTTGTCAAATCATGAGCCAAGAATAGGAAATGATAGCTGCAAATACCAAGTATGCAACTCCACCATAACCGCCCTGCCATTGGGAAAAGGTGACAAGATTCGAGGAGAGCGTGGACACGTAATTCTTGCTGACGAGTTCGACAGCATAGACCCAGAGATCTTTGACACGGTAATTAGGGGCTTTGGCGCCACACAGTCTGACCCTTGGCAGAAGAGCAAGGACACATTTGTAAACAAAGCCGAAGAGGTAAAATCAGGCAACCCAGTAAGCGAGGGAAACAAGATAATCCTAGCAGGAACAGCTGGCTACACTAATGGAACATTCTATCGACACTACAAGCACTACAAGGCAATCATAGCCAATAAACTAATAGGAAGCGCCGACAGCTTTCAAGACATATTAGGCCAAGACGTTAAAAAGTACGACCTAGACTTCAGGGACTATTGCATAATTAGGTACAAGTGGACCGATCTTCCAAGAGGAATGATGGATGAAAAATTAATCCAGGGCGCAATGGCTACCATGCCAAGGCAGATCTTTGATATGGAATACAATGCAGAGTTCGGAGACGACTCTCTCGGATTCTTCAAGGCGAAAGACATAAGAGAGGCAACGTCATCAGGAGACGGCGGCTTCGAGGTGAGGTCACAAGGAGTAATAGGCAGAAGATACGTTATGGGCGTTGACCCAGCCAGAACTACAGATAGGTTCTCAATAAGCATAGTTGAGAGCGGAAATCCCTCAAAGATAGTTTACCATTGGACGTGTCAGGGAGAAAAGTTCTCACATTCAGCAGCAAAAATAAGACAGTTGATGAGAGACTTTAACATTGTAGGAATAAACATGGACGCAGGCGGAGGCGGCTATGCCGTGGAAGAGCTGCTAAATGTGACAAAGACGCCCGAGGGTGCTGAGATAAGGAAAGAAGACGAGAAAGTTATACTAAGGATCGATCAAGACAGGATTCATGGTCTAGACGAAGACCGGTGCATCAGAATACTGAATCTACAGAACTTCACAAGCAACTGGATAGAGGAGGCGAACACCTCTTTGCAGAAGAACATAGAAGACAGAAGCCTTATGTTTCCAAAGACCTATGTAGACTCCGGAGCAGCAAGCCTAGAAGATGTTGTATTTGAAGTGTCAGAAATGAAGAAAGAACTGCTATCTATTGGTATAACATATACTAAGTCGGGAAAGAAGAGTTTCGACCTAAAGCCAGGAGACTCCAGAAAAGACGACAATGTTAAGCACAAGGACAGGTACTCGTCCCTACTTCTGTCAAATCACATGGCCAGCAACCTAGAGGATATGCTGCTGTATGGCCCAGCCAGGGCAGCAAAGGCATATAACGATGACGACACCCTGGGAGGATGGACCGAGGAATTCGGAAACTAGAGTGCAGTCTGGTACGTATAATATAATCTGACATATAAGGCATGTAAGGAAATACAATGGGCATTGAGGATAAAAACGATAGCACTAGACAAGATAAGGTCCACAAGAGGGCTAAAGCTTGGGATGGATTCTTGGGCAGCGAAGCCGAGTTCGTCTCTGGCAATGGATCACCTTCAGTGGCCGGGTCATCAAATGTAAGGTTTGATGGGGCATCAGAAAGGTCTAGTGGCCCAGGAGACAGTCAGACTAAGGACAGAATAGCAGCATGCCGAGAAGCCTACGAGAACGTTGGCATAATTGGAAATATAGTAGACCTAATGGTTGATTTCGCTATAGAGGGCATAGATATCTACCACAAATCAGGAGCTGTCCAGAAGTTCTTCAGACAGTGGTCAAATAAGGTTAACCTAACACAGCTATCAGAGCAGATCCTAAAGTCAATCTACAGAGACGGAAACGTCCCGGTATTATCTTACTGGGGAGAGATCTCCGAAAAGGAAATCAAGTCGTTCAAGAGGTCCGTAGGGAAAACAACATCAAACCTATTTATTGACAATAGAGTAGATGAGTCAAAGATTATTCCATACAGGTATCAAGTCCTTGACGTTCTAAACGTATCAAGAACGGGAAGCGAAATGCTAGGGACTGCAGGATGGGAGTTTCAGTTCGATTCATCAGACTACGAAACACTGTCCGCAAAGATGGATTCCGACACGAGAGAGATTGTGAACCAACTGAGGCAATCCCTAGGAGACAAGGCTTTCGACAAGCTCAAAAGCAGTGGAAAAATGTCACTAGACCAAGACAGATTCGACATGCTTTACTACAAGAAAGACGGATACAAGGCGTGGGCCAATCCTATGCTGTGGAGAGTAATGGACGATGTTAAGTTCAAAAAGCTAATCAGAGACATGGACATATCAGTAGCAGAGGGTGTGACAAACGCATTGACAGTTGTAAAACTTGGTGCGACAAAAGAGGGTCTACCGCCATCCAAGAAGAAGTATCAGAAGATTGTATCAATGCTGAAGAACCCAAGCAAGGCAAAGACAATTGTATGGGACGACCTAATTGATATACAAACGGTATTCCCCCCGGTGGAGAAGTTCTTCTCAGCTGACAAGTATCAGCAAGTCGACAATGACATCAGATCAGGACTAGGAATAGCAGAGATTCTAATAAACGGAGGAGGCGGAAACTACTCGTCCTCATTCCTATCTGTTAAGACCTTGCTCGAAAGACTAGAGATGGGTAGACAGATGCTCCTATCCTTCCTTGAGAATCAAGTAAAGATAGTGTCTAAGAACATGGGATTCAGGACCGCCCCAGTTATAAGAATGAGCCACATGTCCCTAAATGACCAAGAGAGCGAGAAGAAATTCCTCTTGGAGTTATTTGACAGAAACGCAGTCTCATTCGAGACCCTTACAGAGCGATTCGGAGAGAACTTCGACATCGAACTTGACAGGGTAAAGAATGAGGACAAGAAGAGAGAGAAGATTAAAGACAACTCTCCATTTGGACTGCTAAGGGTTGGAAAATTCGGACCACAGTATCCCGCTGGTCCACCAGAATTAGTTGAATTATCAGAAGGTGAACAGCCTACGGACAAGAACGTTACCAATCTTCCGTCGACACAAGAAGACAGCGGAAAAGATGGTGGTAGAAAAAAAGGCGAACCACAAAAAAGGAAGAATGACGAAACACCAAAGGCACCAGTTGGACAGAGCACCTCTTCACTAGTGTCCTTCTCTAGCGATCAGGTCTCAAAGACGTATGACGCACTCCACATGGCCCTACAGAAGTCAATGTGCAGTGAAAAAGGCTATAGCAGTCATAGGTCACTAAAAGAGTCCGACAAGGAGAAGATTGTATCAGAAGTAATATCAGCTATGGCACATGTAGTAATGTCCTCAGACGACAGATCACTTAGCGCCGTTGGAACTGAAAGCGCACAAGTCTTTGAGGATAATGTTATAAACGATATAAATAGAAGCCTGTACACGCTAGCAGCAAGCGGCGGGAAAAGACCAGGAAAAACAAAGATAAGAAGCATAATAAGCGAGTCCTTCTCAAAGTTCAAGCTAACAGTTGGCGGTACAGAGTAAGGAGCTAAGGTGTCTTATAGACTATTTCAATACGGCTCAACCGGAAGGTCTATTTACGTAGACGACAACGGAAACCTAATCGTAAACAATGACCCGCTAGCCTCGGGCTTTATCTTTGAGTACGGAGATGAAGGCCACCCTTTACTAGTTGATGCAAGTGGAAGACTCCTAATACAGAACGACAGCCCTACCTCATCTCTCGCAGCACTGTCAGACACCAACGTAGCAGGCGTTACATCTGGACAGTTCCTAATGTACGATGGGGGAACAGGGAAATGGATCCCAGCAGACGTTACGCTGGACCTTGGTGAAATATCAGACGTTATATTGACAGCACCAGCTTCAGGCGAGACACTGGTCTACAATGGAACAAATTGGGTAAACGAGCCAGCAGGTGCCGCAGGAGACTCTAATCCATACGATGTGTCACCAATCGCAGCATCTGGACAGACGATACTTGGGGACACAGGGAAAACATACTCTGTTGACCTATCAGGTGGAGATCTTACGGTAAACATGCCAGCGTCTCCATCTCTAAATGACTACATACACATAAAAGACAGAGGGACAAGTCAGACTAACTCCCTGCTCGTAAGCGGGAACGGAAACAACATAGATGGAAAGCTGTCACACCTGATAGCAAGCAACTATGCATCAATAACATTGGTATGGGACAGTTCCGAATGGATAATACTGTAGGGAAATCTACCGTCGAAGAATTAAGATGAAAGAAGAATAAAATGGGATTCGCAGGAGATCAGCCCAATAGAGACAACATAGATTTTACCCCAGTTGGGAGCGCCCCCTCTAATGCATCCGAGGGTGCAACAATCTATCATACTACCTCAGGTCTAATCTTCTACACAGGAGTAGAGTGGGTAGCCACATCTGGAGGTGGCGGAGGATCAGCCTCATTAAGTGGTCTTACAGACACAACACTAACAGCACCAGCAAGTGGATCAATACTGTCTTACGATGGATCGGCATGGATTGACTCAGGTGCCCCAATAGAAGTCCAGACATCTGGATTCGTCAAAACCCTTATTGGCTCGGGAACAGTCACAGCAGGGACAAGCTTTGACACCCCAACCCTAGTAGGCCAAGACTATAGACATGTACAGGTTTTAATTAAGAATATTGATGTTTCAGCGGATATGCATTTCAGAGCAACCGCAATAAACGCATCAGGTACAGAGCAAACAGGGGCATCAGATTATGGATTCAACAATGTCGGAGGAAACTCAGCAAACGCATCGCCTTACGCCATTGGAGACTCGACAGCAGCGTTCATGGCCATTACGTATAACGGAGCAGCAGCCGCTACGTTTGGAACGACAACAAACGGAAAAGGCTTCGTACAGCTTGACTACTTCAATCCACTTGAACACTCAGACAGTCCAACGACCAAACCAGGACTGTTTGACTTCTGCGGAAGCTACCTAAGAAGTGACGGAAACCTGGGAACCTTTGGAGGGGCGGGATTCTATGATGCACCGGCATCTGCTAGTGATGCCCTGGACAGTATTAGAGTAAAGACCAATACGGGAACATGGACTGGAGACTGGGAAGTTTGGGCCGATATCCCAGTTAGCGTTCTAGTTACAGAAGCAGCAGTCGTTACAGAGTTGAGCGACCTTGCTGACACTACGACAACGGCACCAGCCTCTGGAGAAGTCCTACAGTACGATGGATCAACATGGGCGAATGCGGCAGCGACCACATCCTTAAGTGGACTGAATGATACAACGCTTTCGTCCCTGACAACGGGCGATGCCATTCGATGGAATGGTTCAACATGGTTAAACCAACAAGACTCAAGCGACCCTATTCCAGCCGTAGCAGATCTCGATGACACAACCATAACAGGTGTTGCCAGTGGAGAAGTTCTAACGTTTAATGGAGCGGGAGCCTGGGTAAACCAAGCAGCAGGAGGAGGATCCCTTAGCGGACTCTCAGACACAACCATTACCGCTCCAGCGAGTGGATCCATTCTATCCTATGATGGGACAGAGTGGATCGACGCCGGTGCGCCTATTGAGGTACAGACATCTGGATATGTTAGAACCCTAGTCGCATCAGGAACAGTCTCAGCGGGAACAAGTTTTGATACTCCCACTCTAGTGGGCCAAGATTACAGAAGCGTAGAAGTCTTAATGACCAACATAGATGTATCAGAAGAGCTGCACTTTTACGCAAGAGCTGTTAACTCTGGATCAACCGAGCAATCAGGAGCTTCAGACTACGGACACGCAATGGCAGTAAGTTATGCTAATGCAAATGCATTCAGTAATACCGATCCTGATACAGACAGGATCATACTCGATGATGGAGCCGCCAACACGGGGTGGGGCACGACAGTGGACGGCAAGGGCTTCATCCAGCTTAACTACCACAACACACTAGAGCACAACGAAGGAACGACAGCAGTTCCAGCCCTGTTCTCTATGCAGTCCCAGATCGTAAGAACAGGAGGATTGCTCGGAGGCTTCGATTCCACAGCCTTCTATGACGCATCATCAGCAGCTAATGCTGTTGACAAAATTAGAAT